CCTATCATAGGTCTACCATCAAATTTATTTTTTTCGGCATCTTCGCCACTAGCATCATTATAATGTAAAAATACTTGACCGCAGTTTTCACCTTCAAAAAGTTCTCTCCAATGTTCTAAATCACAACCACGATACATCAGCATATCGCCTGCTTCTAGTTTAATTTCTATACCTTTTTTGCCTTCTTCACCTGATGGCTCTAAAAAGATTGACCAATCATCACCACCTAAGTTCATGGTGGTAGATATTTCGCAAGAGTATCTATCTTTATGTCTTTTTAACTCATCACCTTTTTTATAGATTCTTGCATACGAATAAGTTTCAGTTAGTTTTACGCCTGATTCTTTTTCCATGATAGGTTTAACTTTTTGCAATAAAGTTTCCATAACGATATCTGAGTAATGTGAATAAGTTTCAGGTATTTGTTGATCGTTCCAAACTCCAAAGTATTCAGTAAACTGTGAAATATACTTTTCATCAAACAAATGTCTTGCTACTGCTCTTTTATTTAAAAAGTATTGATAACAAAAATCTGCCAACTCTTTTGATATAGCGTTTTTAATAACTTGGTATTTATCTTTTTTAAAACTCATTTTTTCTCCTATCCAATATTGGCAACCATAACAATTCTTTGATCGTACATACCAGGACTTTCTTGATAATGTTTATATTTACCATCAAAAATAATAGCTTTATTTTCTTTTGGTTCTGAATAATTTTTTTGATTTGTTTCATCTAAAACAATAGTCCTACCATTTTCAACTGTATTTAAGTAAACAATTACTACTTTGTGAGGTAGCCCTAAATCAGTATGAGCTTGACTGGCTTTGATTTCAGTATGAAAAGTTAAGTTTAAATTCATACGATAGACAATATTAAATTTAACATTATTGAAATCAAGTATTTCTTTTAAAATAAAATAAGCTGTTTCAAAATATGTTGAACCTATATTGCTAATAGGTATCGTTGGAGTTTCTTCAGTACCTATATCAGGTCTACGCAAAAGAATATGACTAAAGAATGGCATATCTTGGTGAGGAGATTCAGGAACTGTTTTATCATAATAAAACCAAGGCATTTTATCAGATAGTAAAATTTTTTTAAAATTTTCATAATCGTTGGTTACTGGATTTTTTAGTTCTTTTATCATTAAAAATCTCCTGGTCCTGGTGGTTCACTAAACCATGCCATAACTAGTCCGCATGATAATAATATAAATACTAAATCAATTAAAAAATTAATCATCTGAATGGATATCCTAAATTCCAACACACTAAGGAGTGTCGTATTCCTTTGGTTACTGGTTTGACTCTATGCCAAACAAAAGATGGAAAGATAATCACGCTACCTTTCTTTCTAATTTCTTCACACACTCTTGGCTGTGAGCCTTCGTCTGTGTTTCTAAAATCAAACTCTAAATCTCCACCTTCATATTCATCAGGATCGGTTAAAGATACAGTCATGCTAAGTTTTCTTAACTTGCCATGCACATTTTTATTTTCAGGATTGTTATAAGGTTCTTCGTAAGAGTCGCAATGCCAGTCATAAAACTGACCTTTCTTGTATTCGGTGAACTGACAAGACTCGCTAAAATCCCACTCAAAATTCCAACCAGCGTTATAATTTGCTTGATGGATGTAAGGTTGTATTTCGTTGTATATCCACCTGTCATTCATCCATACAACGTCAGACTTTCGTTTCTTTTGAATGTTTTTTAGTTCTAATTTAGTAATTTTGTTGGGGTCAGCATTACCTGTTAGTGCTATTTGTTTACTTTGCTCTTGACCATAACGAACTATGTCATCACATATTCTTTCAGGTATGGCTGATTGAAAGTACCAGTAATAATATTTTAGATTCAAAATAAAACCTTCACATTTTTATATTTTTCTATAGCAGACTTAGTTAAATATTTTTCAATGTCATAATGATTTCTTTTCACCTTGTCTTCTCTAACATTATGATGAACTCCTTCTAACACACTATCATCATACTGAGTATTATTTATTATTAATTGATCTAAATTAGTAAACCTATGATCGTATGTTGGAATTTTTAAAAATTGATAAATTTTTTCTATACACTCTTTTGGTTTGCTTGAAAGCTCATCATAAGTAATCTTTATATGATCGTAATTATTTTTTAATATGTTATCTATTGCATATGAATAGTGTGCAGTCATGCCTTGAGTCATTTCAAAATAACATTCTTCATCTATATTTTCTTCTTTCCATTTTTTTATTTTAGAAAAAGAAGCCAGTATTTCAATGTAAGGTCTTTCTAAGATAATAAATTTTGGATTTGGGGTAACATATTTTTTTATTAACTTTACATTTCCAGGCGTACCCCAAGTGCTTCTGTCAATAATGTAATTGCTTTTTAAATTTTTATAATATATGTGTATAGATTCTTTTATTAAATTATCTAAAGATTCGTAATCAGGAAAATTTCTAAAATGTTCTTTTTCTTTTAATTGGTCAAGGGTATTTAAAACATCCGTTACTATAGATTTTTGTGTGGCGGTAATATTGGGGTTTTGATTTAATATAGAAGATAAAAGTGTATTTCCACACCTCGGCAAACCGCATAAAAAATAAATTGTTTTCATCTTCTCTCCCATAATAAATCAGTATAGTTTAGATGTGTTTTAAAAGAAAGGTTGTTGTTAGTTTGACCAATCACCAGCTTTGACTTGTCTAAAGACTTGTCTTAAATCCCAACAGCTTGAGCCTACAAAAGGTTCTTTGATGATAACAACACCTGAACCGCCAGATTTTCCAACTTGGTTGCCTCCGCTGGGTGCAAAATAACCACCGCCACCTCCGCCACCACCAGTGTTTGCTGTTCCATCAGAACCAGCAGTTGGACCTGTACACATTCCATCTCCGCCACCGCCATTACCACCTGCTGAATCAGTGCTTTGAGCAGTAGATCCACCTGCTCCACCGCCTCCGCCAGCGTAGAAAACTGGCGAACCTGTAATTGAATTTGCTAAACCTACTCCACCTGCTCCATTGGCTGTATTGTCTGTTCCTGTTGAGGCATTTCCTGCTGCTCCTGCACCGCCACCTCCAGCACCTCTGTAACTATCACCGCCAAGAGGAGTACCACTACTATTACCGCCATTGTTTCCTTGTCCTGTTGGAGCAGCTAAACCGCCTGTGGTTGCAAATCTACCTGCACCTCCACCGCCTGATCCACCTGTAACTCCACTCATTGATTCTGAGTCTCCTGCACCGCCTGAACCACCGCCCTCAGATGTAATAGAACTAGGAACACCTAAAACAGAATTACTACCTTTTGTTCCATAACCTGCGCCACCTGTACCTGAACTGCCACTAGCAACACCCCCAGCACCGCCTGCACCTACTGTTACAGGATATGAGGATGCAGCACTTACAGGAGTTGGACTTCCACCAAAATTTGTTTTGTAACCACCTGCACCACCACCGCCGCCAAAACGAGAACCACCGCCCCCTCCACCTGCAACTACTAAGTATTCAATACTTGTAGTTTGTGGTTGAGTAGCAAGTGTGCCACTAGCGTTAAAAGTGGTAACTTGTTCTGCTTGAGTTGTTACCACTGCTCCGATTAATCTAGCCATTTGTCCAATTGTCTCCTTTCACTGCATCGTAAACTGCATCCATGTTCCAAACTCCTGAAGTATTCGTTAAAGATTCACTTGAAGGCTCTTTAATAATAACAACACCTGATCCGCCTGCTCTTCCTGTTTGTAGATTGGATCCTCCGCCTCCGCCACCAGTATTGGCTGCTCCATCAGTGCTTGGTCTAGGGCTACCTGAAACACTTTCTCCTTTTCCGCCACCACCTGGACCAGGTGCGCCACCAGTAGCATAACCAGAACCTGGTGAGCCTGAACCACCTGCTCCGCCGCCACCTGCTCTAAGAACAGGGCTACCTGTTATGCTTGAGGCTAAACCAGCACCGCCATCGCCTGTCCCTGGATTACCACCGCCACCTGCACCGCCAGCACCACCGCCGCCGCCGCCTGCTTTACCAGGACCAATAGGAGCAGGTCCACCCTGTCCTCCTGCATTTCCTTGGGGTGGACTAACTGGAGGTGTGTTACCTGCACCAGGAAGACCTGGACCTAAAGGACCTAAAGCGCCTCCGCCACCTGAGCCTCCAGCGTCACCTCCTCGACCATAAAAACCTCCGCCACCTCCGCCACCATTTGATATGATGCCTAATGCTGAAGAATCTGATCCATTGACAGAATCTCCACCGCCTGAAGCAGCTCCTGCTCCAACAATTATTGGGTAAGGTGTAGCTCCTGTTACTGGTGCAGGTCCTGTTCTATATCCACCAGCACCTCCGCCACCACCGCCATAGTAGCCACCTCTTCCGCCTGCTCCGCCGCCTGCGATAACTAAGTATTCAACTGTTACTGTCTGAGGTTGAGTGGTAAGAGTTCCACTAGAGTTAAATGTGGTTATAACTTCAGGAGAACTTACTTTTTCAGGCGTATTATCGACACCTACTATTCCGCCATTAAAATTAGCCATGGTTAGACCTCATTCCATTGCAGATTAGTAGCATCCCATTCGTAATTGGTTGTAACTATTGGATCACCAGTATATGTTTCTCCTAGCCATTTTTGATTATCTTCATCCCAAGATGTATAAACTATATTGGAATCTATTTCTGTAACTGTTGGGGCAGCAACGGGTGCGACCC